TTCTTACACATCTTACGAGGAATCCATTCATTACTATTTGTCCATATGTCTGTTGGTTTCATTCTCTCATCACCATATTGACAATATGTAACTGTATTTCTTTTAAGGTCTTGCATAAATGGCATCTTACGAAGAACCCCTCTTGGGTTTTCAATAAACCAATATGTTGGATTGAAATGATTTATAATCTCAATTGTTTTTTTAACTAATTCAATACCTAAACGAGCGGTATCTGTTTTGGGAATGTACGCCCCTTTACCACCAGTCCAATGATGTCCTAAAGCAGCAACACTAAAACCAGTACAAGGTGGTGATGCCCAAATAATATCCGGTTGAAATGGAACTTTGGTAACGTCAAAATCTAAAATACTAATAGCGTAATGAATTCCTTCAAATGGTGTAATGTCAGATGAAAATACTTCCATACCTAAACCCTCGGCAACCTTTCCAACAGATCGACTACCCGCAAACAATTCCAATATTTTCATTAACGTAGATGTTTAAACTTATTAGATAAGTTATTTATAAAATTTTCTTCTTCGATTGATAATAAATCTCTACACTTTGATAAGTGTTGTAAACTATCCCAAAATATTTGGTCGTTTACATTTGGTTTACGAACACCATTACTACTATTTTTGGTATCTTGGTCTGGTTGAATGTAACCATCCTCAATTAAGATTTCAACTAATCTGTCCTTTTCTCTTTTATTACATGAATCAACAAACTCACTTGGGTCGATATCAACTGATGCTTCAAATTCTGGCATATATTTTAATTTTAAATGTTTAATAAAATATAAGAAAAATATACGAGATAAAAAAATTAGAGAGCAAAACTTTCTCCACATCCACAAGTACGTGATGCAGACGGATTGGCCCACGTAAATCCCTTTCCATTTAAACCATCTGAATAATCTAATTCTGTACCAAAAAGATATAATAAAGATTTTCTATCTATGGCGACTTTTAAACCACCTTCAAGTTCAACTATTTCATCTGTTATATCCATAACATCATCGAAGTCCATTTTATATGAAAGACCACTACATCCACCACCAATTACACCAACACGAAGATGATGTGTATCGGGAGTTATTCCTTGATTTACCATTAATTCTACTAAATGGTTTAACGCTTTATCGGATATTGTTATCATTAACTTAAATGTTCTTCAAATTTTATTTCTTCCATACCATTTTTAACACGATAATCATTTATTGCGGATTTAATTGCATCTTCTGCTAAGACACTACAATGTATCTTAACTGGCGGAAGGTTTAACTCCTCAACTAAATCCATGTTATCGATTGTGACTGCCTCATCTAACGATTTACCTTTCAACCATTCAGTTGCGACTGAAGAAGAAGCAATTGCGGAACCACATCCAAAGGTTTTGAACTTAGCATCAATAATGATATTATCAATAACCTCAATCTGTAATCTCATTACATCTCCACACTCGGGTGCTCCAACCAATCCAGTACCTACATTTGATTTGGATTTGTCTAATGTCCCTACGTTTTTAGGATTTGAATAGTGGTCCAAGACCTTATCTGAATATGCCATAATAGTTGTTTATATGATAAATATCAGTCAATTAGTTCGTCTGTTATAATGTTATGGTCATTTAAGATTTCGTGTATCTTTTCAAATACCAATTCCAAAGCATCATATTTGTCAATTTCTTTACCCTCCATTGACCATTCTAAACCTTTTTTGGTGTTATGTACAATGTCCCATAAAGCCATCGCCATATCTAAAGACTTGACCGCTCTTAGATGTGCCATCGCATCTTCAGGGTCACTTAAGTTGTATTCTAACGTCGCTTTTGCCATAAGTCTTTAAGTTTTTTACCTGGTTTAGTTACTTTACCATTATTGTCCATCGTAGGTGCTCGGTAAATTTCATATGCAAACCATAACCCAAAAATAATTAAAACTGAACCTACGATTTGATAATTTGTCATAATTCTACGAATTTAGGTTTAAAAATTTGCCACCATTTTCTTTTCACAATGGGTCTACATTCTGAGAAAGGGTTATCACCAAAAGAAGCTTTATTTAAATATTTTGAAGATAGTACGTTAAAAAATATCTCATGATGTTTTTTTTCTATTTTTGCAAAATCAGCAACAATATCTACTGTTAATGAAATTGGTCCGTCTTCGGTGTACACAACAAACTCCTCACTTAGTTTAATTATTGAACTGGTTTGTATATTAATATAAGATCCATTACCAATGTGAAAGTTTGTATTTTTTTCACTCATGTTACTCTGTTTGTGTTGTTAATATTAATTCAATTTCTTCAACGGCTTCGGGGTTTTTTTCTCTATACATCTCTAAAGCCATTTCATACCTACCCGCTTCGGTAAAATGAATAAAGGATTCATCACGAAGACTATCGGATAATGTTTGTAAACTATTAATTTGTTTTGATGACGACACTTTAAGTTCTTGATAAACTCTGTCCTTCTCAAAATATTCAAACGTCATTATGGTCAAACCTAATAATGTTATCGTTAACCCCGCTCTAAATTTAGTTTCGGTTGTCATTAATCTAAATTTTTAATGTCAGTTAATGTTTTTTCTACGTCTTCTTCCGAAAGATAACCAAGTACGTCATTAGTGATTGGTGTGTCATAAGTAATGTGACCATCCTTACCAAAGACAGCCAATTCATATAAACCATCCTTACCACCATAAGTGTGTTCACCTTTTACAATACTAGCCCCATATCCGTTTGAAAATTGAACTATGCACTGTTGTCCCACCCCCATTGGGTGTTGTTGGAAGTTCAGTTCTTTGAACGACGTTGGGTTCATGTTGTTTAATGGTCTTGTTGTTGCTTCCATCTTTTTGTTTTTTTAAACTTTTTACAAATGCAATTATTTGGAAATTATTCATAATCTATAATTAAATTTCTTCAATGATTCCCAATATTTCTGCCAATACAAATAGTGTGCCTGCGGCGACAAAATATTGTTGGAATAATGCTCCTCCCGCACCAATTCTTAGTATTGACTTAGCAATACTAATTTTGAAATGCCAATTTGATTTTGATTCTTTTGGTTGCATGATATAATATAGTTATTTTTTATGAGATTTCAAAACTTTTTGTGATTCAATATAATTGTCTATAAAATTGATACGTTGGCCAATCCAATACATTACATTGACAGTCATAGAGTTACCAATACCACCTTTAACGGAAGAATAACTTGGTTTTTTACCATCTATTTCAAAATCAAGGTAACCATCAGGAAAACCCTGAAGCCTCTCTAATTCTCTTTCTGTGAAGGTTCTAATACCATGTTTATCAATCCAAAAGTTAGATGTTGATACTTTACCAAATCCATCAACCAATGTTTGAGCATAACATTTAGTTACCGTACCTGCGAGTTTAATTTTTCCGAGAATGTTTGAGGTATACTCATCCCTCTTGATGCGATTCTTCTCTTCAACGCTTTCAAAACATCCTTCTTCAAATAATACGGAGAATGGGATTTTCCAATTGTTTCCGCGATATCCGACAATGAACACTCTTTTGCGTCGTTGGGGAACTCCGAAGTATTGGCTGTCGAAAACCCTATAAGCGATGGAGTATTCTTCCCCTTGGACAACCCCTTGTTTGTCGAGACTTTCTGGTTTGAAGTCAACACCGGTGAAAGAGGAGATGATTTCACATAGGGCTTTTTTGTGTTTGTTTTTAAAAACGCCTTCGACATTTTCCCAAATGAACCATCTTGGTCGTTTTTCTTTAAGAATTCTTCCATACTCAAGGGAGATTCTACCACGGATATCATCCATTCCTTTGTTGAGTCCCGCATCGGAAAAAGATTGACAAGGCGTTCCTCCGACCAATAAGTTGAATTTGATTTTTTTGTAACTTTCATGTGAGTTTAATTTAGTGATGTCTGAAAATAATGGTGTGTTTGGATAATGATGAGATAGCACTTTTTGGGGGAAGGATGCGAAGTCGCAAAGACCAACACATTCCCAATCTAAAGGTGACCAAGCAACGGATGCCGCTTCAATCCCACTACATACTGATAGATATTTCATATTACTTTTGATTAGTGAATGACCAAAATTAATAATAATTTATGAAATACCAAAAATATTTTAGAATATTTTTTTTAACGTTGATTATCAATGAGTTAGGAACTCATATTTTTCTTTTCTCCATTCCAAATTGGAGAACCCCTTCATTCTTTCATTTAACACGTTAATTGCCTCGTTGAATAACTCGGGAACTGCGGTATTTGCTTTACCATATGATTGTACAATATGACCCTTTCTATATTGAATGTTGATTTTTTTTCGATTACAATGTAATGAAACAAAAATGTAAACGGCGCCATGTGGGAATTGTTTTGCCATGCAGTTCTTCATTGAATACCCCTCAACTCTATAATCCTCTTCAGATAATAACACCGTCGGTTTAAATGTTTCTCCATTGATGGTGATGTCTTTTTCTAATTCATTAACAACCTCATCTGGTATTGAATACTTAACTTTATATCCTCTTGCAAAGTGTAACTTAATTCCTGACCAAGTCTCCATTAAGTTTTCAAATTCATTATCGTTCTTTGCTTTAAATTTCAATTCAACTTTACGTTCTTCCATTAAGTCTCTTATTGAAAATAATTTATTCAATGAATAAACTAAAGAATCTGACCGTAATGTTTCCTTCTCCCAATTGTTAATCATCTTAACCATGCAACTTTTTTCAGAATCATTTTTCAATGTGTGAAATTTTTTGTTTGGTGGATAATCATAACAATGAAATTCCCATACAATTTGTTTTAAATAATCCAAATAGTTATCTCCAAATAATCTACATATGTATTTTAATGAAGATAGTTGAATTGGTTTATCCCATTTCTTACTTAATTCACCAATAAGGTATTTGGATTTAATTCCGTATGAATCAAGGATTGCAGGTAAAAACTTATTATCATTCTTCTCTAACCATTTCTTTTTTGGGTAATCGTTTTGGATATCGTAATAAATTCCATCGTGGGATTTAATGTTCTTCATATCTAAATGATAATCAACAATTAAATCGTACATTCGATTGATGCTAGATTTTTCGTAATCTTTTATCTTATAAAATTCTGATTTGAATTTAGGTTTTAATATACCAATTAATTCTTTACATATTACATCCTGAGCTCTATGATATTTTACTCCCCAATACCCTATTCTTTTTTCTCCCTTTATAAAACCATTCTCTGTCAAATCAAAGAACAGTTTAAAATCATTCTTTTTGGTTTTAGTTTTGTTTTCAAATAACTTTTCCTTGGTAAGGTTGTCATTTATAATTTTATAACTAACAACAATATCGCCAGATGAAATGTTTAATGTTAAATTGTGTTCGAATGTAATTCTCTTTAATTTACCATAACGAGCATATTCAAAATCAAATACCGAAACATAAATGATATTTATCCCATCATTGAATAATTTTAAATCACATAGTGATTTTGAATTATGTCTATCAGTCTTTTCTTGGTTGTGTTTAAATAATAAATCCATATACAAAATATATATGGATTTACTCAGATTGTGTAGTTAAAAATGTACCAGTGGTTCAAAAAGTCGGTCGAACTGGTCTTCGGGTTTTATTATCAATTTTTCAGGGGTAACCTCAATACCGTTTATCTTTACGGGTACCTTTCTTTTTTCTTTTGAATGTAACATACCCATACGAGAATAATATTTTGTCTTATTTTTTAACTCCTCTATTGCCAACTCCATATCCGCCGGTGGTAGTTTATTACAAAAGTGTCTAGCTTGAATTAATGTTCCCGTTTGACAATCAAATTCACAAGTCACTCTATCTTCTTTATTTTCAGTTCTTAAGGAAATTATAATTGATTTATCTTTATCTGAATATGACGCAACACAATGATGCATGAATCTACCTTCTTCATCGTACTCCTCTTCTCGTTTTAAGATGTACGGATAAAATGTAATTTCACCAAACTCACCATCTTCTAAATTAATATTAAGTTTAATTGGTTTTTCCATATCATTAACCATCTTATCGTTAAAATAATATTCAATCACCCAACCCTTTTTAATGAATGAAATCATTTTAGATAGTTCCATGTGTTCTGCATTAAATTCATCATATGTTCTCGCTCTCATACATAAATCAGACGAATAGACCCTTAACTTTTTAATCATATTTAAATGATCCACAAGTTCGGAGATAAATCTTTTTTCAATGAACGTTGATTTAGACGTGGACATACTAATTTTAACATCGTTTATAACTTTAACAATGTTTTCTTTTTCAATATTAGTAACTGTAAGGTCATGATTCTTAGACTGTTGGATAAAATTATTCTTTGTTCCCATCATATTGTCCGACAAATCAATCTTTGAATTTTTAAAATGGTCAGGATGAATACTACCAATATACTTTGAAAAATTGTCACCAAATAAATAACATAACGTACTTACCGCAAATAAATCAAACTGACTATTATCATGCATTAACTTTATCGTTATTTTAGATTTAATATGAAACATATCTAATATAGATGCAATTAATTTTCTTTCGTTCTTCTTAAGATACTTTTCTGTTGGGTATAGATTTTTTATCCAAAAACTAAAATCGTTTGAGACTTTTATTTTTTTAGTTTCCACAAATCTATTTGTCATTAACTCAACAAATTTATTCGTATCCAGTTTACGTTGATTAAAATTAAACTCGATGTTTACCGCAGAAAAAAAATCTTCGTTATTAAAAATCTGTTTATAGTTATTATATACTTTAGATTCTTTTTCAACATAACTTCTAAAATCTAACACTCCTCCATTTTTTAGAACACCTTCTAGTTCAAAAAAGTTATTTGTTCTAAATCTTTTACTTTTAACTTTTGATGATAATTCCATTCTCAATGTTGTGAAATTACCTGTTTTAGTATTAAACGTGGCCGATAGTACTGAGGTTGTTTTTTTAAAGTATTTTGAATTAAATCTTCTAAATTTTGTGTGTGAATAAACTTTTAATGTTATCTTATCTCCGTGTCTTCTAATTGACCTTTCAATAGTCTTTACCCTTATTTCACAAAAAGGGTTATTATAATAATTCTTTATATGTCTATCCTTTGTAGTATCAAAAGTGGTTAAATGATTTTTACCAACATATGCGTAATTTAACTGAATTCTTTCCTGAACTTCTGAATTATCATAAAAGAACATTGTGTCCCTTTTACTAAATTTGGCAGGTAAAGTTACAACTCTACCTACTGGTGGGTTCATGAATACCGTACCTCCTAAAAATGAAAGTGGTTTTTCATCATCACAATCCAATTCATCAATGGAATTATTAAACGAGGTACTACTATGTTGCTTCTCATCCAAACGGGAATAATTTCTATATAATACTATTGAGGCGTAGTTAAATTTTTGGGTTAAAATATCTACCATGATTATAGGTGTTTATTAATCAAATATATGAAAAATTTTTATAAAATACTTATATATATAAAACTTTAAATTATGGCGAAAGCGAAAGGTGGTAAATCCGCAACATCCATTAAAATTACCTTCGGTAAAAGAAAAAATGGTAAGGCTCAAAAGAGCTGGGGTCCCAAGGCTCAAAAACCCAAAAAATACAGAGGCCAAGGTCGCTAATTTTTAGGAATTTTTATATGGATGGTTATTCCAGCTGAACCGGCACTTATATCGTAAGTGTTCTGTCGGTTGTCATTAAACCATCCATATTTTTTAAATTTAAACACAGTTACTAATTTACCCTCAAAAACCGCATAAATTGCATTGTCGGCGTAATCTATTGATGGGTGTATAATATGTCCCAATTTCCAGGACTCTCTAAATTCTTCTTCTAATTCGTCAGGGGTAATATGAATAAACATACTAATTCGATAGTGGGGCTTTTATTGATGGATGTGATTCATATCCATCTATTGTGAATTGATGTGGTTGAGATTCTTTTATATGGTCTTCAAATTTATCCAAGTGATGCTCAAAATGAGCTAATTGTATTGGACTAAAATTTAACATTGGTAAGTTCTTAAATGGTTCTCTATTGATTTGTTCCTTAGCTTGTTCAATGTGATTGGAATATAAATGAACGTCCCCCAAATTACCTATTAAATCTTCTGGTACCATATTAACTTCTCTGGCAAGAATCTCTAATAACAAACCATATGATGCTATATTGAACGGTAGTCCTAAGAATGTATCGACGGATCTTTGATTCCACATTAATGATATTGCTCGTTTAGGTATCTTATATGATTCCAACTCCTCACTTAATCCACCACCAAATGGAACTATATCGTCAACCATTGATTTAAATCTCTCCTCACCAACTTTCTTTTTTAATAAGTCCCACATTTCTTCACCTGTTAGCTTTCTAGTATAAACTTGGAATCCATAATGACAAGGTGGTAAAACCATTCTATCCAACTCACCAACGTTCCATGCGTTAACCATTAATCTTCTACTATCGGGATTTGTTTTAAGGTCATTGATTAGGTTTGATATCTGGTCCAAATAAATTGGTTTATCGTCATCTGTTATATCTTGTAAACCTCCCCATTGTCTCCATTGTTTACCATAGATTGGTCCGAGTTCACCCCATATCTTAGAGAATTCGTTATCGGTTTTAATTCTTTCGATAAATTGTTCCATTGGTAATGGTTCATCTAAATCCCAATTCCAAACCCTCTCATATCTTTTATATGAGTCACCATTCCAAATATGACAACCATTATCAACAAGGTATTTGATGTTAGTGTCACCACGAAGAAACCACAATAACTCAGTTACCATTGTATTCCATGCCATTTTCTTTGTGGTAAGTAATGGGAACCCTTGTGACATCTTATGTTTAATCTGTCTACCAAATACTGAAATGGTTCCAGTGCCGGTCCTATCAGTTTTAACAACCCCATTATCTAAAATATCTTGTAATAATTCTTGATATTTTGAATCCAATGTATTCATACTTACCATTTTGGTGTTTCTAATCTTTTTATATTTTCTTGTTCGTCTTTTCTATTGAATTTTTCTTTATGTGATAAAATTCTATGGAACTCTCTATATGCTTCGGGTTGATAATCTTTTAAGTAATCTATCCCCCATTGATATTCAAATAAAATTTCCTCGTATCTATTTTCTTTGTCATCAAATCCATCTGATTGCATTTTCAAATCCATTTGTAATTCGTTAATAACGTTTTGTAATGAATCTTCCTTGCAAATGTTTGTTGTAATTACAACATCAGGTTTATCGTTAAAATACATTAACGAAACTAATACACCAAATAGGGACACAATTGCACCTATTAATAAAACACTTCTATCTTTATTTTCCATTAAATGTTATTGTTAATATGCTTCTTGAATTTGTATTCCAACCATGTATGTTAACCATCTGATTGTTAATCCCCAAGATGGTGATGTTACACCAGTTTCGAGGAACTCAGTTTTATTATAAAAAAAAACTATTGTTGGTATTATAAACCAATGGTGTTTCTTATTATAAATAAAAAAATCTTTATAATATTTCTTTTTCATTTTTCTTAAAGAATGGTTTTAATTTATCTTTCATTGATTCATAATGAGACATGGCGAACCATTTGCCGATAATACTTCCCGCAATATAAAACAAAACTCCTAAGTAATCACCTTTGAATAAACCATCCAATGAGTAGTAGGTTGCACCCAACGAAACGAGACTTATCCAAAAACTATTAACTAACAAACTTTTAATATTATTTTCATATGTAAATTTTATCTCCATGACTTTGAAGATGTTAAACATAATTTGAAAGAATAATATTAACAAATAATTCATCATTATTTTTTAGGTTTTTTAAAATAATCTAATACTATGTTAAAAGACCCGAGACTTATCGCCCCGAACCCAAAATACTTCTCTAATTCTGGATTACCACTATTCAAACCGTATTTTTCAACTAATATACCTGTGATTATCATCATCACATACACCACTTTCTTTATCATAAACAAGTTTTTTACTAATATATTAAATTTATACCAAAATTCCAAATAATTATGAATATGTCTGTACACATTAATAGTAAAACCTTTCCAGCCGAATATGTTTCCACACCTGAAGAAATCTCAAAAGGTATGATGGGACGTAAATCCTTGGACGGATGTATGGTTTTTAAAATGGGTAAAGGTCACCATTCATTTTGGATGAAGAACTGTTTAATCCCATTAGATATCGTTTTTGTTCTTAATAATCGTATCAATCGTATTCACCCTAATTGTCCTCCACCAGATGTGCATCGTATGAATCCACCAAGATATACGGGTATTGGTGACCATGTAATTGAATTCCCAAGTGGAACAACTGATGGTTGGAAAATTGGGGATAAAGTTGCTATGTATTTGGGAACTCCGCAGAATCCTGTTCGATAATTACTTCCTCAGAGTATGGTTCAATATTTGAGAAATCATATTTAACTTTTGGTTTAGTCTTTTGGAATACCCAAAAATACGAATGGTACTTACGAGCATGTTCTTGTTTAGTCCATTTAGTCCCAAAACTGTTTATACGCACATTAGCCACCAATATAAAAAGGTCTTTAGGGTAGAAACCAAACTCCATGGCCATATTCATTACCATTGAGTGTGTGAAGTGATTACGTCCACCTGAGACGGTATCTTGACACTTGAACACCACAAAACCATTCTTATCAGTAATTCTATATAATTCTTTTAAAGTATTATAATAATTCTTCATCAAATGTCCGTAAGTTTCATAACCCTCATAACGTTTGGCGATTATTGAGCTACCTTCTACATTATCACGATATGATTTACCCGCAATAACAAACGGAGGGTCGTACATTACAGATTTCATTGAGTTATCATCAAATGGTAAGTTCTCCGAACTCGCTTCGATAATAGTGTCATTTTTGGGGAATAAATCCGATTTTAATTTTGGTGGAGGTAGGTTTTTCCAAAAATTACCCGTTGAGTATGTACAGTCAAGGTCAAATTGTTCGATTCCGTACAAATCCATAATGCTTTTGATAACTTCGTCATTGGTGTTGTAGACACTTTTAATCGGTTTAAAGTCTTTTTCCATTTGTTTTTTAATATTTTTTTTGTATACTTTAATAAAATATAAGAAATAAAAAACAATAAACCAAAATATTTATAAAAAAAGAAATACCATGGGATGCGGATGCAAAAAAAGAAATGAAGAACAACCGATTCAATCGGTTCCATTAACAATCACAATTAGTGAACCACAAACAACACCATTACCAGAACCCCAAATGTTTAGTGTAGACGTAAGTAATAGTCCATCTACAAACGAAAACACAGGGTCTTAATATATTATTGGGTATCGTTTAAATATCGTCTTTATTGACGATATTTTTTAACCTAAGTAATATATATAAATGTATATAATATGAAAGTAGAAAAAAAATTAACAAGTGTCCATATATTGGATGATGTTTACAAAAAATTCAAAGTTAAATCCATCGATGGTTCTATTAATTTACAAAAATTAGTAAATCGTTCATTAGATTTATATTCTAAAGATGAAAACTTTAGAAACACAATAAACAATCACATGGGACTGTCAACTACTGGGCCCAAATTTTAACATGAAGAAAAAAATATTATTATTATCTGACGATTTAAGAATGACATCGGGTATTGCAACAATGTCTAAAGAAATTGTGTTAGGTACATTACACAAATATGATTGGGTACAATTAGGTGCCGCAATCTCACATCCTGAATTTGGTAAAACCGTTGATGTTAACGATGATGTTAGAGCAAGAACTGGTGTTAAAGATGCCAATTTGAAAATCATACCATATAATGGTTATGGTGATATTGGTATACTTAGAAAGTTAATCGACGAGGAGAAACCAGACGCTATTTTACATTTTACAGACCCTCACTATTGGCAGTGGTTATATGACAATGAACATGAGATTAGACAACATACACCAATTTTATTTTATCACATATGGGACGATTTACCAGACCCACAATACAATAGAGATGTTTTTGAATCTTGTGATTGGTTAGGTTGCATATCTAAACAAACATATGGTATTGTACATCGTGTTGGCAAAAGAACAGATAAAGCAACATTCAAACCATTGGAAGATTGGCAAATTAGTTATGTTCCACACGGTATTAATCCAGATTTATTCAAACCATTAGATAGAATATCGGATGATGTTAACAATTTAATTCAAGGTAATAAGAAATATGATTTTGTTTTATTCTTTAACAGCAGAAATATTAGAAGGAAACAACCAAGTGATGTAATTTATTCATTTAGATTATTCTGTGATATGTTACCAAAAGAGAAGGCCGATAAGTGTTTACTATTAATGCACACAAATCCTGTTGATGAAAACGGAACAGATTTACCTGCGGTTATTGATGCTATTTGTAAAGATTACGATGTTAAGTTCACCAATTTAAAATTGGAGCAAGATAAATTAAATGAGATTTATAATAGTGTTGATTGTACAATTAATATTGCAAACAATGAAGGATTTGGTTTAACAACGGCCGAGAGTTTAATGGCTGGTGTACCAATCATTGTTAATGTTACGGGTGGGTTACAAGACCAATGTGGATTTGAATATACTGCCGATGATTATATTGAAGTAGGTACACTTCACAATAAAAGTGTTCATGGTAATATAAAACACGGTGAGTGGGTTGAACCTGTTTGGTCATCAGCAATTAATTTGAATGGTTCAGTTCCTACACCATACATCTTTGATGATAGAGTTAATGATAATGATGTTGCAAATGCAATAATGAAAATGTACAAACTAGGTAAAAAGAAAAGAAAGGAAAAAGGATTAAAGGGTAGAGAATTTGTTATTAATAACCTATCCAACAAAATAATGTGTGATAAAATGATTCAGGGTATTGAACAAACCTTAGAGAATTTTAAACCAAGAGAAAAATTTAATTTATACAAGATAATATAATATGAGCAAACCATTTTTACTATTCAGGGGACCCGTTAAAACAAGAAGTGGATACGGTGCACACTCAAGAGATTTATTACAAGCATTATATGAGATGGATATGTTTGATATTAAAATTGATAGTTGTGCTTGGGGATCAACTCCATTAACAGCATTAGAAGATAATCTATTTCATAAATGGATTGAAGGTAATGTTGTTAGTCAATTAAATAAAACACCCGACATTTATGTTCAAGTAACTGTTCCAAATGAATTTAAAAGAGTTGGTAAATTTAATATTGGAATAACTGCGGGTATTGAAACAACTATTGCACCTAAAGATTGGATTGATGGTTGTAACAGAATGGATTTAATTATCACAACATCAACATTCTCTAAGGATGTTTTATTGACAACTGTTTACAATGAGAATGAACAAAACACAGGTAAATTGGTCAAACAACATAAAATTGAGAGTCCGATAGAAGTTTTGTTTGAGGGTGTTGATACGTCTATTTACAACGATAGTGCTGAGGGTTTAGATATCGACATTAAAGAAGATTTTGCATATCTTTTTGTTGGTCATTGGTTAAAAGGTGACATTGGTCAAGATAGAAAAGATATTGGTATGTTAATAAAATGTTTTGTGGAATCATTCAAAGGTGAGGAGACACCACCAGCATTAGTATTAAAGACATCTTCGGCCACTTTTTCGGTTAAAGAAAGAGAATCATTTAGAAAAAAGATAGAATCTATTGTTGGTGAGATTGAAAATCCACCACCTATCTATCTTTTGTTTGGTGATTTATCTAATGAAGAAATGAATAGATTATATAATCATTCGAAAATAAAGGCAATGGTTACGTTAACCAAAGGAGAAGGGTTTGGTAGACCTTTATTAGAATTTACAATGACGGGTAAACCAGTAATTGCATCCAATTGGTCGGGACATAAAGATTTTTTACCAATGGATAAAGCAATTATGTTAGGTGGAAAATTAACCGAGGTTCATAATAGTGCGGTTGATACTTTTATAATTAAAGATTCAAAATGGTTTACAGCAAATTACAATGAATTTGTTGAGGTTTTAAAATTAGTTATAAAAGATTATGATGGGTTTTTAAAGAAATCAATCCAATTAAAAGATGAAAATAAAAGTAAATTTAGTTTGGAAAAAATGAAAGAAAAATTTAAATCGATTATCAATCCTTTTTCTTCTACACCTCAAGAAGCTAAATTAGTTTTACCCAAATTAACCAAAATAAAATAATGAATTTTAAATTTTTTCAGGGGAATAATAATATGTTCTTACAATTGGAACCAACCCAATTATTAACATTAAATAGACGTAGATTTAATCCGGAGAATGTTGAGTTTTGTTTTCAGTTTGGTGATGATGAACCTGTAGTGTTTGCAACAGGACCAAATGAATGTAGTATTCGTTTAAACCCAACAACTGATGCTAACATTGCATTCAACAATAATGGTAAAGAATTTAAACTATTCGCAAGAGAAATTGTATGATAAGAAAATTTATATTTTTTGATGGGATTATTAAAGATACATTCGTATTTGAAACTAATCACATTCAACCACGAAGATATAATATTGAGGAGGGGTTGACAAGATTATTGTCTCAAAGAATTTCTGATGAAATTGATAATGAAATAGTAAGTCAATTAACAAGAAGAATAAATGGTGGTGATAACTTGGATTACTTTAATAGATGGATGAATATAGGAGGAAATAGAGCATGAAATGTGATAGACATACATGGGACACCGACGATAAAGAATGGTGTTGGAAATGTGAAGAGTTAACAATAAATGAAAATAAAAAAAAATATGAAGATAAGTTTTGCGATAACAGTTTGCAACGAGTTGGAGGAAATCAAGAATATAGTTCCATTCATACTGAAACACAAGAGAGCTCAAGACGAGATTGTGATTCTGTATGATGAAACAAATGGTAATCCCAAAGTATTAGATTTTTTATTACCATATAATAAATTACCTAATGTACAAACATGGAGATGTTTTGATTGGAACAATAATTTCTCAGACTTTAAAAACATATTAAACGGTTATTGTACCGGTGATTACATTTATCAAATTGATGCGGATGAAATGATTAGTGAGTACATGGTACAAAATTTATCAACAATACTGGAAATGAATCCAGGTGTAGATTTAATATTTGTCCCAAGAATTAATACTGTTGACGGATTAACCGAAGATCATATTAAAAAATGGGGTTGGAGGGTTAACGAAAAAGGGTGGGTTAATTATCCCGATGCGCAGGGAAGAATTTATAAGAAAGGAATGAGTTGGTATGGTAAGGTTCACGAAAGAATTTTAGGTGGTCAGAAATTCTCATCGTTACCAACCGATGAGGATGATTATTGTATTCAACACCATAAGACGATAGAACGTCAAGAAAAACAAAACAATTATTATCAATCAATATGACATATCAATACCCAGAACATTTCAAATATCCTGACGAAAGGATATTCTTTAAAGACCATATAGATTTATGGGAAGACTTTTTAGGTCACTTAAAAACTAAACCTAATATAACATTAGAAATTGGCGCATTGTATGGTGGTTCATCTCTTTACATATTAGAAAACTTTTGTAAAATGGATGGTTCACATCACTATATTATGGACATCAATACTAATGAATATATTGAAAATAATATCAATCCATATAAAGATAAGGTCACATATATTTTAGGTGAGTCAGCCGATAGTTTTAAAACTTTTCAACATGACAATAAAACAAAAGAATTTTTGGACTTTGTTTATATTGATGGTAATCATATGTCCAAATATGTTTTAGAAGACGCGGTAAATGCATTTTACTGTTTGAAAAATAATGGTTATATTATATTTGATGACTTTGGTGGTGGACTTGAACAAGAACAATATCTACAAGTAAAAACGGGAGCGGACGCATTTTACCACGGTTATCACAAATATTTAGATATAATACATACCGGTTATCAGGTCATTATGAAAAAAATAAACTTTACAAATGAAACAGATTTAAAAGAAAATTATTATAAAATATGAAATCATTAAGTGAAATATATTTAGATTACCAATCACCAGAGGGTCACGGAGACAAGGGAACCGCACATAGTTACATTAATGAATATGAAAAATTATTAAATGACTATAGAGAAAATTCCACAGTTTTAGAAATTGGTATTTGTAAAGGTGAATCTTTAAAAATGTGGGACGAATATTTTATTAATTCCAAGGTGTATGGGGTTGATATTACGGATCAATACATTAAAGATTTAATTGCAGAAAATAAGTATAATATTATTATTGGGGATGCTTGTTCAGAAAACATACTAAAACATTTAAATGATTTAACATTTGATGTTATAATTGATGATGGGAGTCATTTTATTAATGACCAAATAAATTCTTTTAATGTATTAAAAAATAAAATGAAATCTAATGGTATCTATATTATTGAGGACGTAAATAATTTAGATTCAACAATTGATAGGTACAAAGAATTACATAATAATGTAGAAATAATTGATAATAGACACATAAAAAATAGAGTTGATGATGTGTTAGTAATTTATAAATTTTAAAATATGAAAATATTAATAACAGGGGTTGCCGGTTTATTGGGTTCAAGATTATCCGATTACATTATTGAAAATCATACCAATGTTCATATGTTTTTAACAATAATATAATTTAGAACACTTTAAATTTAATAATAAAGAAATTTCATAATTATAAAAAAATAGTTTATATTATATCATATGAAGAAGTTTTTAGTTATAACCGCAATCACAGACGGAAAGGATAAGTTGATTGATCCCCCCGTGGTTTTTAAAAATTGTGATTATATTGCATATGTGGATAAAAAAGAAGATGACGTAAATGTTTGGGAACAAAGAGATATATTAAAATTCTCAACAATAGATGATTATAAAAATAGAAGAGAAGCTAAGACCTATAAAATTCTATCTTCATTAATGTTTCCACAATATGAGTATATTATATGGGAAGATGGTAATCACCAATTAAAAAAAGACCCCCAATTAATCATTGACGAGTATGGTGATGATGCTGATGTGTTCTTATTTAAACATCCAGATAGAAAATGTTTATATCAAGAAATGACCGCATGTGCTCAATGGAATTTAGATATCCATGATAATCTTCAAAACCAATTCACATTATACAAGTCATTAAGAATGCCAGATAGATATGGTCTTTATGAAATGTGTACATTTATTGTTAAAACAACACATGCAGTTAAAGAACTGCAATTAATGTGGTGGGAACAAATCACCAAATTTAGTTCTAGAGACCAGATTAGTTTTCCATTTTGTTTATGGAGAATGGAAAAGAAATTAAAGATAAAAAAATTAAGGGGTTATGCAAATAAGTTTACCTTGCAAGGTGAACAAGAAGACAATGAATATTTTGTTGACCAGGGAAGGCACTTAAAGTATTAACATGTCATTAATAACAATGAGACCCGAATTATACACTAATGGGTTAAAAGATTTAATAAATTACATAAACCAATTCCAATCAACATCAGAAATGACAATGGTTGAAATTGGTTCGTATGCTGGTGAGGGAACTGAAATTTTTGCAGAACATTTTAAAAAGGTCATTACAATTGACCCACATGTAAATGGATACGATAATGATAATGATAGTGCATCCAGTAGTGATTTTGAAATGGTCATTGATAAATTTAATAAAAGGATAAACAATAAAGAAAATATAGAATACATTAATTCAACATCAGATGATGCCATTCTTAAATTAAAGGACGTTTCATTTGATTTTGTTTATATAGATGGTTGGCACACATATGAACAGGTCATAAAAGATATTGACAACTATCTACCACAAATTAACAAAAATGGATTTATTGGTGGTCACGATTATAACCCAGGATGGGTGGGGGTTATGAAAGCAGTAGATGAAAAATTTGAAACAATTGATTCTACATTTTGTGACACTAGTTGGATAAAAAAATTATAATATGATAACAGTACTATACACCTATTTCGGTCAAAGAGAAAGAATCCAAGGTATTATTAATCAAGGATTAAAGACAGTTATAATAGACGATTGTTCAAAGGAACCTTTAGGTTCTATAGATGGTATTAGAGTGGCAAGAATAACCGACGATATTAAGTGGAATCAACCAGGTGCAAGAAATTTAGGATTTCATATATGTGAGGGTTGGGTTCTTTGTGCGGATATTGACCATCTTGTTACTAAAGAAAATATGGAACAATTAATGAATACTAACTTAAGAAAGGGTTGTGTTTATTATTTGGGTAGAGAAGACACTAATAGTGTAAACATATATGTTATTCATAAAGATGATTTTGAGAAAATAGGTGGATACGATGAAGACTTCTGTGGTAACTACGGTTATGATGACATTCATTTTTACAACAAATGTTCTAAATTACTTGAAGTTCATGAACTAAGACATATCAAAGCTAAAGTATATGCGGAAGAGAGTTCAAGTGAGGGTGTAAGAGATAGTAATCACAATTTAGAACTAATAAGAAAGAAAGGAACTGAACCCACAAAACGTCTAAGATTCAATTGGGAATATGTTTTTTGAACTTGATAATCTAAAAAAAATTAATTAAATTAAAATAAAAAAATGAAAAATAATATCCCTTTATTCAAGGTCTTTATGTCAGATTCTGTTACTGAAAAAGTATCTGAAGTATTAAAAAGTGGCTTCATAGGTCAAGGACCAGTTGTTGAAAATTTTGAAGAGAATTTAAAACAGTATTTTAGACACGATAAACTTGTATCATTAAATTCTGCAACATCTGCCGAACATTTAGCCTTACATCTTTTAAAAAAACCCAATAAATTTTTAAAGGGTATCGATGGATATGGACAATATGAATCAACTTGGCCGGGTATTGAAATTGGTGACGAGGTTTTAACAACTCCATTAACATGTACCGCAACTAATTGGCCGATATTGGCAAATAATTTTAATATTAAATGGGTGGATGTTGATCCAAAAACATTAAATATGGATTTGGACGACTTAGCCAGAAAAATAACACCAAAAACAAAAGTAATTTTTATTGTTCATTGGGGTGGTTATCCTATTGATTTGGATAAATTAAAACAAATACAAGAGCAATCATATAGGTTATATGGATTTAAACCCGCAATTATTGAGGATTGTGCACATGCAATGGGTAGTAAGTATAAAAACAAATACATTGGAACACATGGTAATATTTGTACATTTAGTTTACAAGCCATAAAACATATCACTTCCGGAGATGGTGGTTTATTATTTTTACCTCATGATGATTTATATAAAAGAGCCAAATTGTTAAGATGGTACGGTATTGATAGAGACGGTAATAGAAAAGATTTTAGATGTGAATCTGACATATCAGAATGGGGATTTAAATTTCATATGAATGATATAAACGCATCAATTGGTAATGAAAATTTTAAACACGTTGACGAGATAACCGGTAAACATAAGGATAATGCAAAATTCTATGATAAAGAATTAAAGAATGTAAACGGTATAGAGTTATTAGAAAGGAATAAAGATATGGAATCTTCATTTTGGATTTATAGTATTCTCGTTGAGGATAGAGATAACTTCCAAAGATATATGTCTGAGAAAGGTATTGCAACATCTCAAGTACATGAAAGAAATGATATTCATTCTTGTGTTAGAGAATATAAAAGTATATTACCAAATTTAGATGGTACCATTAAAAAAGTATCATCAATACCTGTTGGTTGGTGGGTGTCTAAAGAAGATAGAGAATATATTGTAGATTGTATAAAAAAAGGCTGGTAATATGAATTATAAAAATCCAAATGTTGAGAGTTCTTACAACGAAAATAATATAGGTCAAACATTATATGATTTAGTTTTAGAATTAAAACCAAGAAAAATAATTGAGTTTGGTACATTGAATGGCTATTCCGCAATTAGTATGGCAATGGCATTACATGAAATAGGTGAAGGTGGTAAAATTATTTGTTATGATTTATGGGACTCGTACCCATACAAACATTCAACAATTGAAAAAACAAAATCATTTATTAATGAATATTCATTACTTGATTTTATTGAATTAAAACAAATGAATATAAATGATTGGGTTGTTGAGGATTTTGATTTATTACATTTAGATATATCAAATGATGGTAAAACAATAACCGATGTTTTTAATCGTGTAAAATCTAAAATTGAGGGTGGTTCGACTATGATTTTTGAAGGTGGGACTGAAGAAAGGGATAATATTGAGTGGATGTTAAAATATAATAAGACACCAATAAACTCAATAAAAGAAGAAATAAATTATGTTGTTTTAAATGAAAGTTTTCCATCAGTATCAAAAGTATTATTATGAAAAAAATTGCAGTAGTCTGTTCAGGTTGGCATTTCCCATTACATTTTTATGAAAACATATCAACACAAATACTTCCAAATGATTGGTCAATGGATATGTTTTGTGTTTCACACAGAGACCCACAATATTCTGAAATAGAAAAAAAAGATGTTGTTTTAAGAGGGGATAGAAAACATTTAGACCAAAAACTTTATTCCAAAATTGCATCAATAAAAGAAATTGAAGACCTTGGTTGGGTATATAAAGAATATCCAAATACTGTTGGTGATTGGGGATGTTCTAATCAATGGCTCGATGATTATGATTATAAAGATTATGAGTTAATGTTATTTACACATGACGATAATCTAATTCTTAAAAACAATTGGTTTAAAAAGATTATTGAACATCAATCATTTAATGATTGGGAAATATGGACCAATAGTATTGGTGCACCAATTGGTATGTTAAGAGGTTCTTGTGAATTTTTTAAAAAATCTATCATTGAAAAGATTGGGGGTAAATTTGATTTATCAATGGTTAAGTTAACAAGAGTCGGTGAGAAGTTTGGTAATCGGGATGTTCAACAAGTTAACGATTGGAATAATACCGTTTATCCACTAATGAATTTTATTAGTGAAAATAAAATAAAAGTCTTTCCCGAATCAAAATTTTATAGAGTTTCTGAGTTTTGTGTTGAGGGTGAAAGGGGATATATTTCAGGAACACAAAGTTCAAATATCAGTAGTGAGAATAATGGTTTAGAATATTACAAATTAATTTAAAATTATGAATGTACTAGTTACAGGAGGTGCGGGATTTGTAGGTGCAAACCTTATTAAACGATTAATTGATGAAGGTCATAGTGTAACCTCAATCGATAATTACTACACGGGATTTGAAAGTAATCACCAAGAAGGTGCAAAATATATAAATGGTGATGTTAGAGAAATTAAACACTACAACGTTTATGGTACTTTTGATATGGTTTATCATCTTGCGGCAATTGCGAGGATACAGCCATCGTTTAAACAACCCGTAGAGTACTTTGAAACTAATGCGAATGGTACATTAAATGTTGTTAACTATTGTTATAAGAATAATGTACCTTTGGTTTATGCTGGTAGTAGTTCACATCATAGTGGTAAATTAAAAAATCCATATACGTTCAGTAAAGATGTGGGAGAAGAAATTGTTACATTATACCAAGAACACTTTGGATTAAATGCATCTATTGCTCGTTTTTATAATGTATACGGTCCATATCATTTAAAAGATGGTGGATATTGTACATTGATTGGTAAATGGGAGAAAGCAATTGAAGATAACGAACCACTAACAATTTATGGTGATGGTACTAAAAGAAGAGATTTCACACATATAGACGATATTGTTGATGGATTAATAAGAATATTTGAAAAGAACTCTTGGGGTCATATTTTTGAATTGGGTAGAGGGGTAAACTTTTCAATAAAGGATATTGCTTTAATGTTTAATCATGAATATATCTTTACAGAAGATAAACCAGGAGAAGCACAAGTAACTCTATGTGAAAGTTATTTGGCAAAGTTAATATTGGACTGGCAACCAACTAAAAATATAGATGATTACATTAAAAACTATTTAAATAAATAAAATATGAAGATAGAATTCGTAATACCAACATACAATAGACCACATCAATTAATGAGTATGATATGTTCTATATTTTCCCAAACATCACCCAATTGGAAAATACATGTTGTTGCTGACGCATTTTACGATGGATATCAAAAAGTAAAAGATTATTTTGAAAATGATGAAAGAATTAAATTTACAGAATTAAATGGTCCACATATGGATTGGGGACACACCGCTAGAAATTATGGATTACAAAATGCAACTGAAGAATGGGTAGTGATGACAGGTGATGATAATTATTATGTACCAATTTTTGTTCAAGATTTTTTAAATGAAGTTGATGATAATACTCACTTTGTTTATTGTAATATGGTACATAATTGGACACAACAACAATATTTAGTTATTAATTCAAGACCAATAGCAGGTGCAATAGATATTGGTAATTTTATGACAAGAACTCAACTTTCAAATAAATTAAAAATAAACATTACTAAAGGAGACGCTGATGGTTTATTTGTTGAAGAATACTTATTAAAATACCCTCATGGAACTATAAAAAAAATAAATAAAGTTCTTTATATACATAATTAAAATAATATGAAAATACTGATTACAGGTGTTGCTGGTTTACTCGGGTCAAGATTATCAGATTGGATTATTGAAAATAAACCAAACGTTCAAATTGTTGGAATAGATGATTTAAGTGGTGGATATATTGAAAATGTTAATTCAAAAGTTGAGTTGTGGCAAATGAATTTGGTTAATGGTAACATTTCAGAATGTTTTGAAAGACATCAATTTGATTACGTTTATCATATGGCAGCATACGCTGCTGAAGGGTTATCACCATTCATTAGAAGTTATAATTACCAAAACAATTTAGTAGCGACGTCACGTGTTATAAATGAATGTATTAAACATGATATTAAAAGATTAGTTTTTACATCAACAATGGCAGTATATGGTCATGGTAATGGGGATATATTTGATGAAATACAAGTACCTTGTCCTGTTGATCCATATGGTATTGCAAAATATGCTTGTGAAATGGATATTAAGGTTGCTGGCGAACAGCACGGACTTGATTGGTGTATCATTAGACCACATAATGTATATGGTGTTAAACAGAACATATGGGACAAATATCGTAATGTATTAGGTATATGGATGTACCAACATATGAATGGTGAACCAATGTCAATTTTTGGTGATGGTGAACAAAAGAGAGCATTTAGTTTCATTGATGATTGTTTAGAACCATTATGGAAATCATCTCAACAAGAAAATTGTTCTAAAGAAATTATTAATTTAGGTGGAACACGTCACCACACAATTAATGAGGCAAATGAAACATTAAAAGAAGTAATTAAAGATGGTCAAACAGTATATAAAGAACAAAGACATGAAGTCAAAAATGCTGTACCGACTTGGCAAAAATCTGTTGATTTATTGGGTTATGAAGATAAAACAACATTGTATGATGGGTTATCTCAAATGTGGGAATGGGTAAAAAAACAACCAAGTCGTAAAAGATTTGTTTGGGTCAACTATGAGGTAGAAAAAGGAATTTATAGTTTTTGGAAAAAATAATTTAAATAAAAAATAATAAATGAATATAAGTTTCGTATTGGCAGTTTACAATAAGTTAGATTTAACACAAGAATGTTATAAACATTTACGTGAAATTTACCCAACTACACCGTTAGTAATTAGTAGTGGAGGTTCTAGTGATGGTACTAAAGAATGGTTAGATTCATTAGATGATGAAAATCTTTCTTTTATTCATGATGATGATAGATTAACATTCTCTGAAAACTACAATGCTGGTATCAAATTAGTTGATACAAGTAAACTTGTATTGATTCACAATGATATGGTTATCGGTGAGAATTTCTTAGAAAATTTAGATAGACTATTAGATGAAAATCCAAATACTTTATTATCCTATACAACTATAGAACCACCAATTTTTAGAGACCACCAAAGACCGGGTAAAGTTTTAATGGATTTAGGTTCAAGTTTTGATAATTTTGACCAATATCATTTTAATGAATATGTTAATCAATGGAAAGATAGTAAAAACATATACAATGGTGCTGTGTTCTTTATGTCAGGATTTAAGAAGATGTTTGATGATGTGGGTGGATTTGATGGGTTTACATTTGTTCCTGCTTTTTGTGAGGATGACGATTTTCTTATTCGTGCGAAACTAAAAGGGTATGAATTAAAAACTTGTGATTGTGCAATAGTGTATCATTTTGTTTCGCAGACATCGAGGTTTAGTGATGAGTACAAACAAAAAAGATTACTTTATGAAATTGCATCAAATAGAAACTTTGTTAGAAAGTGGGGTGTTCCGTTTAGAGCGTTTAACGAACTAAGGTATTGGGAAGAAAAAAACTTCACATATAAGACATTTACAATGGGTTTAACCACCCGTAATAAAAATCGTTTGATGGAGGTAGAGATATTCTTCGATAAAATCGATTTAGGGACGATTCCTGAGGATTATATCAATAATGAACAGAAGAATACTCGTTATGATTTAAGGTCTAAATTTACGATGACAGACACCGTAGATGTAATGATTACCGAAGTGGAACCATTCACAGATGAAGATATTATGACATTACATAAAATAAGGTTATCAATACCTTATTATGAACCTGGTGAATACCAAATAGGTAATATGTTAATAGAAATAAAAAAGGGACTAATTTAGTCCCTTTTCTTTTACTTTTATTAATTTAAATAATACCTGATATTTGTCTTTTGATTTACCCGCCTCCTTTAAATCCTCTTTTGTAATTTCAGGATATTCCACTTCTTTTTCTTGGTCCAATAATGTACCATATTCTTTATCGAATTCAACGTATTTTGGGTTCATTAATCTTGAAATTAGATTTCCCTCTTCGTCTTTTTCCTCGATGAACATTTTAACCATGATTCCACCTTTTTCATCGGCTTCACCATGTTTTTTAATTAACTCGTCTCTTAGAATTTCGATTCGTTTTCTTTCAGCAGATAACGTCTCTCCTAATTCAGCTAATTCATATTTTAAAATTATTGATAGGTTTTGTTTGGTAAAACCTTCATATACTTGTTCTCCACTATTTGGGTCAACATACCCGTTAATTTCACTTTCTAATTGGAGGTGTTCACCTAATTTTAATAACTTTTTTTCCATATTTTTTAATTTCTTTTATAATATATATCTTAATTTTAAAAATGTAAAGATTAAATTATTGTCAATAACGCATAAGTAATCATAATAGATATCCATACAATTAAAGCCTTCAAGTAGGTCATAAATCCGGTGTGGAAATACTTCTGACCGATTGGTAGACATTTATGTGATGGTGATATTAGATATCCCGCATATTCTAAAGTAAAGAATAGTACAAAATAATGTAAACCAAACACAGATGTTAATAAACTTACCATACTTGCATATTTTGCTGAAGAACCTAATAAGAATGAAGATAGGAACGACAATACACAAATAATCAATAGATATTGTGGGTTGTTATATTGTTTGACATAACCTTCTATTTGGTTTGAATATGATCCTATTAGATTACCTAAGATAATAACAGCTGCAACAATCCAAATTAATTCCCAATTGATGTATTCAAGTAACTTCTTCCAACTATTTGAATAATAAACCAACCATAATGTAAATCCACCAAAGAATCCAAAATAATAGTTAGTAAAGAATACACACATCATTATCGTTGCCAAAAATGGTATAACCACCAGCATTATGTTTTTACCATTAATAGGTTCGTCTTTAACTTCAATATCAATTTCATCATCATCTAATGATACCACATAGTATGTAATGTATAAACCCGATATTAATAATAACGGCCAGATATATGACATGAATTGAACGTATGTTAATCCTAACACAGCCATTGGAATAATAACTGTTTTCTCTAATGGTGACCATAGATAGTAATGATGTGTTGCAAGGTAATCAATGATACCAAACTTCTTACGTTTCTTATTATCAACAGGTGCGATACTATTCAACATAGATGCTGAAATTGCAACACGACCGGGTATTGGTAGTATACCACCGAATAGTGATACTAAGAATACTACCATCTTTTTAGATTTAACTTTTTGTTCTAGTAATCTAAAAATGTCCATCAGGTATCCTTTTTCTTTAAGGATACCTGTTACGAACATAATGAATATTAAGTATACAAGAAATTCTTGTCCTTTAATTAAAATCTCCATGCGAATATAATTGTAGTTCTTGATTGTTTTGCGTCTTTATTTAAACCTGGCATATGCTCAATGTTTAAATAACCTTTGTTGTTGAAACGATATTGTAAAAGTGGTCCAACATACCATTCTTGTGAACCTCCTTCGTAATCGTTGTATCTAAACATGTGTGACACACCTAAAGTTATATCGTTATTGATGATGTTAGCATATGATGCCGTATAAGCGTATTCATCTTCACGAAGTTCTTTTGTTTTTGCTAAGTTACCTTCGTAAATTGCATTGAATCCCCAAATACCTCTTTTACCAACTCTATCACCTAACAATAATTTTGGTTCAATACCCCAACGACCATCTAACATTTTTGTTTCCCAATACAACGTCGGATTACCCCACAATTTACCCCAGTCGGCTAAAGCATAACGGAACTCCCAAGAGAATCCTCTCCATTTGAATTCCTTATCTCCATTTTCACCATCATAAACCGTATGTGAATAAAAATCTAATTGTAATCGTTTACCTAAACCAAATGTAAACTCA